ATTCCCAAAAAATTGCTATAATCAAATTAAATAACAGGGAACGCAAAGCCGCCAGTAGACCCTTGTGAGGTTGTAATTCCTCACCTTTGTAAAACGTCGGGCAGGGCCGCAAGGCTCTTTTTTATTCTCAAAACCTTAATTCTCCTGTCCAAACAGTTCTAGGCTCTTGCGATGCAGAAACTCAATATCATCCATCCCCATGCAGGTGATTTCCATCTGCCAATGCCCTTTGTCCGCAGAATGTTTTTCCCATTCATCCATTGGCTCCATTGTCGGTTCCCCTGTGTTGTGAAATATCATTACGGTTATATCGACTGTCTTTGTCTCCTTGTTGAACAACATAGATATTTCACAACCATTATCGCCTTTCTTATAGCAGACAAGCGCATCTGATTCGCTATATTTAGTGTAATCTCTCATTATTTTCTCCTTCTGGAAATGTTAACTTAACGGCTAACTTCTGCAAAAATATCACTTTCTAAATCCTTCTGTTCTTCATAATGACACCTTGTAGTTTCTACTGGCTCATTCGTAAGAGTACAATAACTACCAAGCGGTGTATCGCAAATATACTCACATTCCTTGTTATCGCATTCCATCGCATTACCCATTCCTTTCTTTCCTCCTTTAAATCCTAATATTGCATCCATTTGAGCATGATCATACTTTTCAATTAAAGCATTAGCTTCATTAATTTTATAGGCCTTTGTACCAATTTTAGCCCCTACTCGTTCAACCCTATAATTAAGACCGTATGCTTCCTGAATCGCAGAAAGAATTGCGTTGTAGTCAAAATCAGAAAATTCTTCTTGTCGCTTATTGGCGGCAATAAATTCCCTGACATCTTCTACGCTAAATGCTATAGGACAATCATCTATTGGTGTTATTTGTTCCATTGAATAAGTTATCGAAAAAAATTCAAACTTCAATTTTTTTCCATTTCTCAAATGGGGCAAACGTTGAAATTTTTCCTTTACTCTATAATATATATCATTCTGTATCTCATCATAATTGGGTACCGTATTTTTCAATACATTAAATATGAAAACACCTATCTTTGTTATCAATGCCATATCCACCGATGTTTTCTCATTGGTAACTCTATTAAAGTATATCGGATACCCCAAATACGCCTCCCCTTCAACACGAGGATATCGTGTTTGAAAATCATGAACAATAGGTTCTAAAATTTCTTTTGTTATCTCATCTAAGTCTCTACATGTTACATTTAACATAATATCCGCTTCCTTATCAATGATTGTAATAGTCTTCTAATGTATCCATTGTTTCTGATAAAGCTTCCTCTTTCATTTCAAGAAGTGCCTCCTCTGAATCTCTGTTAGAAAGTACATCATATGAAAATGATTTGAAAGAAATTCCACTCTCTTCTAAATTTCTCAAGTCCCTCTGTATCTGAATAGCAAGATTTCCTTTCACTCGTACTTCCGCAATCCATAAGACAAGTTCATCATCTATTTTTTTCATTTCTATCGGAAAAGTTTCCGCACTAATCTTTATATCATATATTGCTGTTTCCCCATCGTCATCATAATGAAGGGTTATCTCCTCAATTGATAGATCATCAATATCAATATCCGGCTCTATAATATCTTCAAAATCTGTGCTTACCTCTCCCCATTCTATTCCTTTTAAATTATTAATAATTTCTCCTTCAATCTGTTCTTTAAATTTGGTACGAATTTGTCCCTGTACATATGACTGATACTCCAACTCTAAAGTTGTTTTTATGTCACAAATCTTATAATAATCAGAAAATAATTCATAAAATCTTGGCAACGTCATAAATTCGATTTTATCACTACCCGTTATCGCAATGTACTCTTTGCGTAATTCTTCTCTCATACAAACAGCTTCTTTATTGGATTGTTCACCTTTTAATACCCACCAATCTTCTTTTATATCATTTGTTAAAAATACAATTACCTTTCCTTCCCTTTCCTTACCAATATCAATGATTTCTTTCCAAACAAATAAATCCCCATATTTTCTTATCCTTCCCTCAAAATTATCTTTTTTACTATCTTTTTTTGCTTCTTTGTCTTTTTCTTCCTCATCCTTATACCCTGGTGGCATTTTATACCTAAATCCTAAGTTTCCACATAACAAACAGTTCCCAAAGTCCACTCTGCGTAGGCTTTTGCCTCCTGATATGTCTCAAATTCTTTTTTTACCAGCGATTCATCACCGTTCACGTTTTCTACTACCCACACATTTACACCTCCTTCAAACTGCTATATGTTAAATTATCGACCTAATTCATCAGCGTAAATCAATCCCGAACAACCAAACTTATTACCATACCAGTAACAATATTTTCCACTTAAAATCGGATAATCTTTACATTCCAATTCAAACGGTGCTATTACCTGCGCCTTATAAGCTCCGTCTGGTATTGCTCCATACTTTTTCCTATGTGACGATTTCTCTAACCCGTTATGTCTAACTTTAATTACAGCATTATCTCCGGCTTCTAATCTCATTAATGGACGTTGCCAGTCATACTCTATTTCTTTCACGCCTTCCTCCTTCAATTGTTCAAATGTCAGTTTCACTTTACTCCTCCACCCATTCCAACGCTTCTCCACAGTCCTGACAATAGCACTGCTCCATCTCTACCTCGCCACCGCATTTAGGACATTCATAGATTACATGCTCCATATCGATTTTTATTTTCGCCATGTGCTTTATCCTTTCAAAATCTTAAATATTGCTATTGTATAATTCCCAAAAAATTGCTATAATCAAATTAAATAACAGGGAACGCAAAGCCGCCAGCAGACCCTTGTGTGGTTGAAATTCCACACCCGCTAGTGAAAACGTCGGGCAGAGCCGTAAGGCTCTTTTTTATTCCCAAAAGTATTAATTCTGCCGTTTACGCGGACACCATGCAGGAGAGGTCTTGACCGGAACCTCTCCAGGCTTGCCAAATGAAAGGAACCCAGTCATCTTCTGTATCTTGTGATCCTGGAAATAATCCAGAATGTATATCTGGTCCCGATGCCCACAACTGTACTTGCTCCTGCTGTTCCCCAGCCGTCTATACTCCTTGCAGTGTTCACATTCACTGCACCTTATTTTTTCCATGTTTTTCCCTTCCTCCGGCTCTCCCGGAAACCTTAATTCTAATCACAAGAAGATACGCTTGTATCCAGTTCAATACCTTCCATAACTGCTCTCATTTCAAGAATTGCCAGATAATTCCTCATTGCTTTCAACTGCAATTCGTAGGTGCTCCTTGGACAAGTAGGCGCAAATGTCAATTCGTCTCTGTCCCACTTTCCGCACATATTCATCAAACCAATAAATCTGATTTTTAACTGTTCATATTCAGCCTTAAATCTTTCTTTATAATCCGCACTGTTCATTCCTTCTACTGTATCTGCTAATTTCATCATATTTTCCTTCTTTCTCCGGCACTCAGCAGCCAGCAGCTAAATGCTAATCTAGTTACTCTATGGGAGAAACTTGACTCCCGTTACCCGCTCCAAAAATATCCGGCCATCATCAGACACATGGTACCAATTATCTCGGCTCTTTGTGGCAAATCCGATAGTGACAAGCTGCTCCCAATCCTCAACATCGCACTCCCCTGTATTGAAATAGTTTCGGTATGGCTCATATCGCCTATGCTTTGTTCCGCGCACCTTCCTTTTGTCAAATCCTAGGGCGTGTTTCATATCATCAATTTGCTTATATGTAACTTTTTCATAAATTGCACTGTTTACCATGCTACACCTGCTTTCTCTGTAAAATACCGATATTACTGATTATCAGTTATCAAACTTGATTCCGTACACCTTATATCTGTCCTCAAACGCTGTCATACCAATGCTATGCGCTTCTGTATGGTGCTGCCGGCATAAGCATATTTTCCGGTACTCCGAATCATCAACCTTCCTCCGGTCATTGCCCATGCCAATTGTGTCTACATGGTGTATTTCACCCTCTCGACCGCATATAGCACATTTCCGAAGTTTTAAGCATGCATACAGATAATGTCCTATATCATCGGTACGGTTAAGGGCGAAATCCAACAATGGTATTCCCTGTTCCAGCGCATAATCCAGCATGGTATTGATAAATTCCCTGGCAGTATCCATAGAGCAATCAGACAGAGAAAAGTATCCGCATCCGGTCCGGTTGATGTGTAAATACTTAAGCCATTCTTTCTCAACCTCCGGCACGTTCCCGGAATAGGCGGAGATGTCATTAACTGTGGCATAAATCTTTTTGCGCTGGTCTGCACTTATATGTCTACCATCGTCAAGCCATACACTGCATCTATTCATGTGCTTATCAACGATTGGTTCCATAAGATTTTTTCCAGGAATAAATATCTTTAGATACGTTCCCTCTGGAACAAGCTTGTATGCTATTATGTCTGCTGCCTCATGCATATAATCACCTCTTTGGGTCATTCCATGGTAGTTCACTATCCTGCATATCATTCGGTGGCTGCATTACTAACTCCTTATCTGGATGTTCTTTCAGCTTTTTAATTGTTTCATTTGCCTGGGAATTAGTCATATCATGGATATCAGTCAGTCCATACTTTGATAGCACATTCTTAATCCCTATTCCTGTCCGTTTCAGCTCCAGGAATATTTCATTGATATCAGATTCAGTAATCAAATCTGGACTATTCTGCTTGTTATATTTAGTTCTATCTGAATCCCAATAAACATCAGCACCAATTCCAAGCTGCTTACACGCTACCGATATAGCATCTGTGGTTGCCATTTTATAGCATTCGTCCGAAACGTATATGCCGGATTTCTCTTTTGATGCAAACATGCTGCCGCCGTTTCCGGGAATTGGTTTAGACCACTCCCCGTCAACCTTTATGTATAATTCGATATCCACAAAAGCTGCTATCTCATTGCCCGATGTTTCTAACCACTTTCGTGTAGGTATGTAGTACCATCCTATCCCACATGGGCCAAACTGCTCAGTAAGGACTTTTATGCGCCACATGGGGTTAATATCAGTCATACCGCTGGTACGGCCTCCCTTAATGGTTTTCTTGGCGCTATCCGGGACGGAACGGACCTTTTCGTATAAGTCAAGATTCCCCATCTTTTTCCTCCTTCATGAGCGTTCCAACTATATAGATGACAGCCATTTCAATCTCCTTTCTGGCAACACTCCCTATGCTTAAGTGGCTTTGTCTATCTCGGAGATAAGATACCATTGCAGTACCATCAATCATCTTGTGTTCCAGATTCATGTTTTATAACCTCCTTGTAATGCTCTTTATTCCGCTTTGTGGCTTTCTTATTGCATTTATCGCATACTTTCCATCTATCCGGGTCAAGGAAATATCCGCAGGAATCGCATTTTGAATTATTCATCATGCGTTTTATCCATAGGGGCTTTAACCTTTACGCCTCTCAAAATACCGACCAGTACATTACGCTGTGCATATTCATCGGTATTCAAAAAAATCAGAGCTGCATTTACTCGACCTTCAAGTTCAATAAGCTTTCTATATTCATCAACAGGAATTTCAACCATTCTTTCTTCCATCTTGAAAACCTCCATAATCTCTGATATAATCAGATTGAGTTGTTTTTTGTATTCGGTCGTTTAGCCCTGCTAGGCTGACGACCTTTTTTATTGGCTTACCATATCCGGTGTACCGGCTGGCATTCACCATTGCCCCGGCCCGGTTGGTTCCATTCCGGCGGCGGCTCATAATATCACCGCCAGACATATCACCAACAATCCGCTTAAGACCATCACCACAGCGGTTAAGCCACGAATAATCATACGGTCTTTCTGCCGTGGGCTTAAGTGTGTTTTGCCAACAGGTATGTATTCAAGCTGTTTCAACAAATTTCATCTCCTTCCCGGTCAATTGCAGAAGTATCTGTAATTTTTCTATTGTCAGTTTTTCAGGGTTGGCTTTACGCTCTCTAAACGAGCTTGTACAAAACCCCAAATATAAGGCCAGCTCATTATCATCAAAGTTGTTTCTTATCTTGGCTTCTTCTATCAGTATACGAATATTGTCCTTCTGCCATTCTGACGGCTTCTTAGCTTTCACTCCTACTTCCTCCTTAACTTTTTAATTAACGTTTCTTTTTGATAGAGCCAGTTAGCAGTCCCATACCATACATAAACATCCCATAAATAAGAACCCAATGTTCACTTAAAAATTCCATATTCTCCTCCCCGGAAATGTCAGTTTCACTTTACTCCTCCACCCATTCCAACGCTTCTCCACAGTCCTGACAATAGCACTGCTCCATCTCTACCTCGCCACCGCATTTAGGACATTCATAGATTACATGCTCCATATCGATTTTTATTTTCGCCATGTGCTTTATCCTTTCAAAATCTTAAATATTGCTATTGTATAATTCCCAAAAAATTGCTATAATCAAATTAAATAACAGGGAACGCAGGGCCGCAAGGCTCTTTTTTATTCCCAAAAGTTTTAATTATGTGTAATCAGCTACCGCTTTAACTTCTTCAGGCAGTAAATCCACAAATGTGCCATCAGCTAGTTTTATAATAAGTGTAGTATATTGACCCACACCGTCTCTCAATTCTTCATACATCGTTCCCAGTCCAATAAATTCTCCATATTGCTTATATTTTTCCACGTATACCCTGTTTCTCATAAAAGTTCCTACTCCAAATTTTAATATGGTCGAATGCATCCATTCAAAACTTTTCTATCATCAATCACCTGAAACTCTTTCGGAACGCAAGAGTTACATAAAATTGAATCAATCATATCTTTTAATGTGTTAACAAAAGCAAAATCTAAAATAACTTGGTCAGCTCTATGTCCCATCAGGAAGCGTGCTTCAGGACGAATAACCTTATATACAGTTCCTCCCTGGGTACAAATCCTTTTTCGCTCCTTGCTAAATTCTGCAATAGGTTCTGTTTCAATATTGCAGATTGCATTGAGTATTCTATCTCCCCGCTTCATATTTTCTGGTATGATTAAAATTTCTAACACTTCACACCTTCTTTCTTCAAATGTTAATTTGGTCTTTCAATTTCAGCACCGGCTTCCAATTCCTTTTTCAGCGCAATAATTGCATCTAAAACTTTATCATTGTGTTCGCCTAATTCTTGTTGCCATCCAGATGTCGCCATGCGTAACGGATTATTATACCGTTTCTGTCCTTCGGCAATCTCTCTTAATTCTTTGATTTCATCATCTGTTATCGTTAATACATCCTCGCAAATCTTATATATTTTATTTTCCATCTTTTAACCCTCCAAATTTTAATTTGAGACTATGGGAAGAAACTGGAATGTCCACGCCTCATCCATGATAGAAATAATATTCCCATCCTCATTAATAGCCAAAATTTCAAGTATTTTAGGTTTAATAACAATCTCTCTATTTTCCCACGTCCCTTCCGGCATCCTTGCTTCCATAAGCGCTACTGCATTTAACACTTTATCTCCATGGATTACCTTAAATCTGCTCAAATCAATTCCCATACGCTGTTCCTTCCTCCGGCGGTCCCGGAAATCCTAATCTCAGCTATTAATTACATCAATACCCACATGATAACTATACTTGTAACCCACAGTATGTTAATCGCATTTAATAATAGTTCGTTCCTAACCGGTGTCTTTAACCCCCAGGCAAAAGCCATGACAGCTAATGCTATTGCCTGGGGGGTGCTGATATATTCTTTAATCATTTTTTCCCTCCAAATGTTAATTTACGTTGCCGGATGCAATACCGGCACCTCCGCACCCTGGACAGCTTCGGCCCCGGCTTCTCGCGGTGCCTCTGGCCTGTACGGCTCCGGTAATGGCATCCAGGCAATGATATCATCATGAGTAATCCCCGTTGGAGTTATGTGCCAACTTTGTCCATTAGTACCATACCAAGCTACCAAAATCCACCCGTTACCCGTACATACCAGGACATCCTGACCACCTTCTGGCAACCGCTCCGTTACCGGTACCCATACAGGTACATCCTTCTGGTAAGCATCACACCAGATATTCCACTGCTCGCTCGCACGTTTGAGCCTATCCAATAATACCGGAATTTCACACGGCTCCAGGCCGGTATCCTCATAGGCTTTAAGCCGCCAGTATATTGTCATAGCCCGTTCTTTGACTGCCCTTGCATCAACTACTGACCGCCTCATTCCGCCCTCTATAGGCTCGTCTGGTATCGTTAATCTATCCACGTTCATTCCTCCTCCAAATACCGATTTGCAAACATCAGTATTTTTTTATGTATTTCCTTCATCCTGTTTCTCTCCTACCCAGTCCTGTACCTGTTTTAGCATCAATGCATCATAATCGGTGTCTCGTTGGTCAAAATTGTGAAACTGGTTTTTACTGCCTTTGGCGGTCAATTCCTGCCGCTGGCTTCTCACCCAGGTCCTCACCGAGGCTTTCCAGTCCTTCATTTTGTTTTTACCAACCATCCATCCCTTTGATGCATAAAAATCAACAAAACTCTCTGGGTCAATGCCATATCCATTCAAATTGCAATAATCGGACACATCCGACACCGAAGGTGGAGTAAATGTTTTTTTATTATTATCATTTACATTATCCTTTTCCTTTACATTATCCTTTTCCTTAGGTTTTGCTTTGGTTATGGTTTGGTTATCGCTTGGTTTATTATAATTGGATTCTAGGTTATTGTTTGGTTCTGTTTTGGTTACTGGCCTACCACCCTTGGTTCCGTTTTGGTATCTACGATTATTCGCATCAATTTGTGGTTTTGCCATTAAAAACATTGCTGATGCAACACCTGCTGATTTAGGTTCTATTTCATCAAGTCCATATTCTAAGATTGCTGTAAGAGATTCCAATCTTTCTTTTTCCGGCAGTTGCTTAATGGCTTCCCAGAAGCTGCGATAAAATACAACACTATCTCTCATAACCCAGCTCCAAACATACTAATCTGACCGGGAATATCTTTGTCTTTTTTCTTGTTCCGGCTTATAAACAGCTGTGCTCCACGTTCTGCTGCCTTTATGCTCTTAGTCCTATTATTCTGGCTGACAAGCCATTTCTCTGTTTCTTGCCGTCCCTGTGCATCGTCACGGGGTATATAGTAACCTTTCCCTGTTGGCAATGTAAGAATCACTTTATTATGCCTTAATATCTCAATGGCGGTTCGTATATCTCTATCCGATTCTCCTATCTTGGATACCAGTTCATCTCTGTTCAATGCATTCTCCTTCCCTACAAGGAGCGCATTATATACTCTTGCTTGAACTTCTTCACTAACAGTTCGCTTATTCTTCAAATAATCCCTCCTTTCGGGCCGGGTAAAGGAGGTTTGATGGGTCCCGGCCCAGGGTCAGAAAGTATGTCGTGACATATTAGCAATCTGACCAGTAATCATTACCGTTGTATGTATCATCCCGCAAGGGGAATAGATGCCAAAATATCAGTTTTGTTGCGCAACGGTACGCACTTATACACACCGCTATGCAACATTATCATCCAAGTACTTATCCAAGGCCTGCCGGATTACCCAGCTTATCGGCCTGTCTGTTTTCTGGCAGTAAGTAGTCAGCCGTTCCAATTGCTGCGGGTCCATGCTGACGTTCTGCCGCACATACTTTTCGCCATCCTTCTTTGGTCGTGACATGCCTCTGCCTCCTTCCTATGCGTATCAATACGCATAAGTATACATTTTTTAGTTAATTTCAGTTTGATGAACTATCGTTCTCCTATTTTTATAGTGATATGTAGTGCTTTAAAAATTTTATCCGCGCTTTCTACGCTCATACTTTTAGTCCCTTTTTCCCAATAAGCTATAGCTCTCTTAGTTACTCCAGCCATGTCTGCTAAATTTTGTTGTGACAATCCTTGCTTTTTTCTTTCTTTCTGTAAAATCTTACCTAAATTCATAATTGACACCCCTCCTACCCTCTGTTATACTAGATATAGTTGATGAACTAACGTTCTGTACAACATGATGAACTATGAAAAATCTAATTTGAAAGGAGTTAAATATGCCTAACAAAAAACAAACATCAAAAAGCGTCGCTTCTACGGCCTCTAAAATTTTAAAGGATAACAGATATAGTAGTAATTCAAAATCTGTTGCTGGAAGCGCATTATCTCAAACCAAATCATCTAAGAAAAAGTAAGGTTGAGATGCTTGAATGTGTGGTACAGAGCAACCGCAAGGCTCTGTACCGCATTTTCATCATCACATATACTCTCCAATCCAAGTGCTTCCGTTTCTGCGTGTATAATTTCATGCAAAAGAACAATTTTCTTTCTGTCGTCTGACAATTCCTTATCAATTGTTATAATTTGTCTTTGGAAATCAATTTCCCCATTTCTTGGTATGGTTTTATTTACAACATCCACTTCCTGCACTTGATAAATAAGACCTACAATATCTACTTCTGTTGGTAATTTCATTTATGATACTCCTTATTTGTCACAAAATGTCAGTTTTGTTTAGTTGAAAATGCGATATTCACGCTCAATTCCTTATCTCCAAAAGTAAAAATCAAATCGACATTATCTGTATTATTTTCTGCACAATATTTCAACAAATCTGCTATATCATGCATAAATCCTTCTGAAAAATCTTTATCCATACATACCTCCTCTAAATATCAGTGGATTATCGCTTGCCCACATGTAGAGCAGTGACCTGTACTTACGCAATCTTCTGTTGTTGATGTGCCGCAATTAGGGCAAGGATAAAATCCCTTATCATGCGCGCATTTTTTGTAAATATCCTTTTGCATAGATGCTATGGCGATTCTATATGCCTCCTCGATGTCAGAAAAACTTTCACCATCATTAGGAATCGTTGTTTTCCGGCTAACAATTTCTATTGCCTTTTCAATTTTCATTCGTTACAGTCCTTTCAGGAATTTTAATTTTGCGTACTAATCTCTGCTAAACATAATCACTTCAGCCGCATCATATTCAGGTAAATCATTGTAGTGACAAGATGTTGTTTCCAGCGGCTCATTTGTTAATGTACAATAGCTTCCTAACGGTGTGTCGCATACATATTCGCATTTTTCGCATTGCATCATAACTACCTACTTCCTCCTTTTTAAATATTGATAAACCGCAACTGCTATAACAGCTAACATCTCTCCTAAAATAGTGCAAATGACTCCTGCTACAAACGGATTAATGTACATTGTTTATCTCCTTCTCTTTCTCTTAATCCCACGGCTCTTGCCGTTCTTCTTAATCCTGGCTTTCTGTCCCATTCTCTAAATCTCCTTGTGTTCCTGTGTTGATGTTGTTCAGTCCGGTGCCATCCTGGGTTATATAATCATAAGACTGGAATATGTGTATCCAATAAGCATTAGTGCCTATAAATGCAGCTAATCCAATAACAAAAGTGATAACCCACGCATGAAACCATCGGTTACTGCTTTTCTTGGCTTGCTCTATTACCTCTACAGCAAAATACTGTTCCAGCCCTTCCCATGTTTGCTTGTCCTTCTGGTTTTCAATGTTCATAAATATTTTCCTCCTGTGCTTGCGTAATACAGGAGAAAATGGTAAAATATTCCTGTATCCGCATTAGACTGATTAATGTGTGATACCGGGGTTATCTGTGTTCGAGACAGGTGGCCCCACCTTTATTTTGTTTCCTTGCTTCTATGACTTCCTTCATTAAGAAATCCATCCACGGGTATTTTTCTGCTTGCATATGTACAAGTTCATTAAATGATTTATCACTAAGCGAAATGCAATCATCATAAAATTGAGTTCCGATTAAAATAATATTTCCTCCTTGTAAGCTAATCTGAGAATTACTTTTCCCTCCTTAAAAACTTGTTAATAAAATACTGCTGACCTTTTCCAGTAACTTTGGTAGTCTTGTTTATTCTTACGGAGCCATCAGGATTATTCACTGTACTTTCCTTCACCTCAAACAATTCAGCCTCCATACTGCGTTGTGTTGGCATATTCCATTCCGAACCATTCCGTTTAATGAGATAGCCATTATCCCTCAACCAAGAAAATAGTCTTTTCTGTCCGATGTCCACGCCGTTTTGTTTAATCAGCTTTGCCAAGTCACCAATAAGAATTGATGTATGACTAGTTGCCACAGCATCAGCGAATATTTCTTTCGGTTTCATACGCTGAACGTCCTCCAGGAGTACAGTGTTTTGTGACTTTAGTTTGTCAATGGTCTTTCCTGCCATTTTTAACGCCCTTGCCATGACCTGCTCCGGTGTGTTCCATGCTTTCTCTAAGTCAAGGAAATACTGACGGTACTGCCTGCCTTTTTCGGAACGTTGTATCATGCAAATCTGTTTTGCCATGTCTACGCTAATCTGATAGTCAACTATCTCCCTTTTAACCTCTCTACTTCCCTCAATTTGAACCCGCTCATTTTTGAGCATGTTGAAATCTTTACCGATTTCAAATCCATATTCTGCCATTCTAGGAAACCAATCCTTAAAAGCTGTCTTGATTTCCAGTCCCTCATGCAATTCCCTTGCCGATACTGTTGGCTGTTCAGCATCGTAATTGATTTTTATAATTTCTTCCATTAAATCTCCTAATCTAAGAAATAAGCTTGTCCACTTTAACTTTTAAAACATCCGCGACCGCTTTGAGGCTTTTTACAGTTGGGCTTGAATCATTCCATTTGCTAATAGCTCCATTTTTTAATCCTGCTTCGATTTCAATAGACCTAACGCTCAAACCTCTTTCTTCGCATATTTCTTTAATTTTGTCATAAATCAATTTATCACCCCCTCTCATTTTAGAAAATATTCAGCAAAACCCTTGACAAAACTTAGAAAGTATTCTAATATAAAGTTACCACACAATTTATTAGAAAAATATCTGTACCCATTAAGTTTTACCGAAAGTTTTCTGTGTTCATACCTCTATTATACAGAATTCTTTCTAATTGTCAAGCCTTTTTTACAGAAATTTTTCTGTAGGTTAGAAAGGAGTTATATGACCGTATATGAGCGGATTGAAAGCTTAAGGAAATCCACTGGGCTTTCGCAAGGAAAATTAGAAAAAGAGCTTGGTTTTTCTAATGGTTCTGTATCAAAATGGAAAACCAGCACTCCCACACCGGAGCGATTACAGAAACTCGCTGATTTCTTTGGTGTAACTGTTGATTACTTAATGAATGGGAAGGAGGAAACCCCAGAAGAAAAGAAGCCCACTCTTTCTAATAACGAAGAGCTTAATGTAATTAATGATGTTGACGAAATTATGAAGCGCATAAGGAACAACGAGACGGTTGTCCTAAGATTTAACGGCGAGGATTACTCGGGGGATGAGGATGAGGATAAATTATTAAGAGACTCACTGTTATCACTTTGTAGGGCAGCTAAGATTAAGAAAAAGCAGGAAGGCTTTGGAGAGTAGCGATTGGAGATTAAAGATACTGTTTTGAATCTGGTTGAAAAATACGGAACCAGAAATCCTATGGAACTTGCGGACTATTTAGGTTTTATTGTACAAAAGCATGACCTGGGGAAATACTCGGGTTACTACATAGAATACGAAGGAGTACCGTGTATATGCATCAACTCACGCATTACCGATACCAAATACAGTGATATTGTCTTAGCCCATGAAGTAGGTCATGGGGTGTTACACAAAGGTACTGAATGTATGTTTTTTGGAGGAACTTTTTTTAGTAAAGCCAAGCCAGAGCAAGAAGCAAATATTTTTACTGCGGAGCTACTGATACCGGATACTACTATATTAGAAAACCCAGGATTAAACAAAAAGCAACTTTCCTGTTTAACAGGATACAGAGAAAAACTTTTTGAATTTAAAGAATGGAGATAGCCTATGCGTCCCAGTCAATACCATTATATAAAGCGCATGTGGGTAAGAAGTTCGTATAAGCGAAAAGAAAAAAGGAAACGTATATTATTGCTACCATTTCGACTGTTTTATAATTTATATAGTTTTCCTTTTAGGTTAATGGCCTATCCATTTAAAAGTAGCAGAAAAATAAAAACATATAAAAATGATATGTCTAAAGAAATAATAAAAGGTATTTTGGGTGGGGTATCAATTTTACTTATAATATTTTTAATATTATACTGTATTCAGAATTTCTTTTATTTATTTGGTTATGGACCTATAATATTGTTTGTGATTTTATTATCTATATTTATATATTGTAAGTGGGCTAAAAAAGAAATCTATGAATTACCAGAAAAAATTTTAGAACATATAAAAACATTGGCAGAAATCGTAAACACCACCAAAGATGAAGATATATTTGAAACTTCATTGAATGAGATTAAAATAGAATTGAATAAATTGGTATCTTATGAAAAAAATGGATGTCTGGGGCCAGAATTTTGTCCATCAAAGGACCTGGAAAAAATTACTGCTAACGAACAATTAACCAGAAAAAGATTTGAAGAAAGAAAAAAGTTTGATGTAGAACAATATGCAAAAATGTGTAATGCCTATATTGAACATCAAGAAGAGATGGAACAGTATAAGGATTCTAATTGAATCACAGGGATGGTTATTGAGTCTGATGCACATTACGGAGGATGTTCATGAGTATTAAGGGCGCTTCGCAAGAGTTATTTGTAGGTAAAAAGGATTCCAAAATTATAGACTTGTTTGGGAATTCTACAAAAATTTTTTACTCAGATTTAAAAAAAATTGAGTATTGCTATTTTCAAATTGGCGTAGGTGGTGGATATCTGGATTTTGTTTATGATTCAAATAATGTAAAACGTTTTGACTTTAATCATAAAGCAAATGATAAAATAAGAAGAACTATTGAACTAATACAAGAAAATAATCCAGAATTAGAAATTATTGAACATTCTACTGAAGATTATAAATTCTATCAAAAGGATTGGTTTTATCTTCTAATGCTTTTCATTTGTTGTATGCCTTTAGGATTGTTTTTAATGTGGTATTACAAAAAAGGCACAAAATCAATGCGAATTATACTTACGGTTTTATTTATAACTTTATGGGGCATTGGGATATTCTCATCATGGCCACGCACTTACAGTTATCACATAACACTGAATGAATATAATCAATGTACTACTGGAATGACATACCAAGAATGTGTAAATATAATTGGTGGAGAAGGAGAACCTATGGCAGAAACTAATATTTTAGACATTAATTCTACCGCATACATATGGTATGGAGATGATTCATCAGGAGCTAATGCAACGATGTATTTTACAAATGGAAAATTGACTTCAAAAGCGCAATTTGGTTTGAAATAAGTAAAAACCGGCCCCTGCGCCAACAGGAACCGGCCTACATACCCGAAGATATGCATTATAATTCGCACCTATATTGTACCATCTTCGGGGCGGCTTTGCAAGATATTTGCGGAGCTGTATTTTTTATACCTATTTTTAGGAAAATCAATTGAAGGAGGAAAGAAAAATGACTATAAAAGCCCCGAAAAGAAAAAAAGGAGTACTTCCGTCTGGAAATGTCCGAGTGCAAGTGTATCTGTATACAGATGATAAAGGTAAGCGGCATTACAAAAGCTTTGTTGCCCCATCACGCAAGGAAGCAAAAGAAATGGCTACCAGATGGAAATTAGACATGAAAGACAAGCCCATAGAGCGATACAATGAATCGGAAGATGATGAGGACGAAGATATAACAGTAAACCAAGCTATCGAACGTTATTTGAGCGTCAAAAAAGGCGTTTTAAGCCCTTCTACGCTTAGAGGGTATATTGGTATGCAAAAGCAATATTTTGACGGCTTATTTGGGCGTAAACGGCTCTCAGAACTATCTAATCCATCTGTACAGATATGGGTAAGTGATTTGGCAGGGAAACAACTGTCTCCAAAGACAGTTAGAAATGCCTATGGCCTGTTATCCGCATCCTTGGAAATGTTTGCGCCGGATTTAACCTTAAAGGTAAAGCTTCCGCAGAAAAAGCGCCCAGATTTGTACTGCCCCAATGACAATGATATCAAAAAGTTGTTAGACGCCATCAAAGGTACAGATTTAGAGATAGCCGTGTTACTGGCTGCGTTTGGGCCACTCAGACGTGGAGAGATAAGCGCCCTTACGGATAAAAATATAGAGGGTCGTATTATCCATGTAAGAGACAATATGGTTAAGGGGCCAGACAATCAATGGTATATCAAACAGCCAAAGACGGATGACAGCACACGGGACGTAGAAATGCCGGCATTTGTAATTGACCGGATATCTGGAAAGAAAGGAAAATTAGTTGACATGAACCCGGATTATATCACACATAGATTTGGGCGGGTGCTTAAAAAGATTGATGTACCGCATTTCCGCTTTCACGACCTCCGGCATTATGCTGCATCCATTATGCACGCCATAGGTGTACCAGACCAATATATATTGCAGCGAGGAGGATGGGCCAGTGACAATATCATGAAAACTGTATACAGGAATGTGATTGACCTGGAATCTGTCCGGCAAAATAAAAAAATCAATAAACACTTTGAAAAGTTCATCATGTGATAGAATAGCATATTTTTCGTGTTGCATCGTGTTGCATATATCCTAAATATTATAATTATTTCCTCCGTCTGTCACGGAGGAAGTGCTATCCAAAAACATGAAAAAACCTTGCAAATACGTTGTTTTCTACGTATCTACAAGGTTTTAAGAAAAAGCTGCTGACGGGAATCGGACCCGTAAAATATAACGGTTTTATGCGGTTTGTAGGCTCCGTGTTGCATTTCGTGTTGCATATTTCCGAAGATGGTATAATATTTATAGAAGCGTCAGTGTAAAAATCTGGCGCTTTTATATTGAATTAGAATCCTCTATGTACCAGATATTCTGCGCCCCATTATCCTGACTATGCCAGCACGCCCCCTCCAATGGACCGTTTGGTGTAGGGTCAAAGTAATACCAATCCCCCGAACCATCATCCGGGTCACATGCACTTCCATTCCAGCGGTGCCAGCTGGTGCAAGCATATCCGTCTTTGTTAAACAGATACCAATGGTGATTTATGACACACCACTTATTAGCCGGGTAAGTTCCATCTGGTCTGCGGTACCACCAGCCGTTATTATCCTTAATCCAGCCAGTGCGTCCCTCTGTCACCCAGGTTTTCATAAATTCATCCGGGGTGCGATATAGTTTCTTGATTCCAGATGTGCTACTTCCCCAATCCGGCAATTGGAAATGTGGCTTGTCCACAGGAGACTTCCAATTTCCACCCCATTCAAGTCCCAAAGATACACCGATAGCACCTACACGGTTAAAAAATCCACCAATTTCATTATAAGCTCCAGCTCCGTCATTGCGGAAGATATCAAAGGCAGTACCCCACTGATGATATGAGCTGTAGCTACTGCCTGGAGCATTAGTTACAATGTTCCCCGGTTTAGTCCTGCCCTGAGCATATAACGCATCCTGTTCTGCCACAGTTCGCAATGTTTCGCCTATCTTAATTTTTAATCCCTGTTTATTACATTCATCCACTAACTGACCTGCTAAAAGCTGTAAGCGTGGATGACACAATGTGATATCTCTCATAATCATCCTCCAATTATACTGTTTTTCTGCTGCTCTGTAATCCATCCAAGTAATACAGCCCGGTTAAGCTCATCAACGGTTAATGGCCCTTTTCCATTGTTATATAACCTTTTTAACGTTGTATACATATTACACCTCCAGTTGACTTAAAATCATTGCATCCACTGTATCTTGCAAGGTCTGTACTGTGTCCCGGATATCTGGCCTACGAAGTTTAACAACCATAATGGTATCCTTCACTTCATTGGTTTCATAATTCGGCTCTTCCTCGGTTCCGGTATTTACTGTTTCAGATGAAATGACATAATCCATTTTCTTGCGCATCTCAACCAGCTGAGTAAATCCGGTTTTTACTTCCATCGGCTGACCGTCCAAACCAAGTATGTAAATTTTTTCTGTATTTGTCGGATTAAATTCGGATTCTACTGTTTCAAAACTATCTAGGACGGGAAGAAACGACAGGGTTAGGTAATCGCCTGATTCTTCCACCCCGTTTGTAATTAAGTCGTATTTTGTGTTGTTTAATAGTTTTAATTGGTTCATTTTACTCCTTTCATGGGTATGTTTTTATATAGCAAATAGCAATTTAAGCCAAAAGGCCAATAGTAGTGATTTGACAAATGTATCCAACGTTGCGGCGGCGGCTAATGGAAAAGTGGAACTAAGTGGTGGCCCAATTAAAATCATTGCCTACGCAGGTGATGGTAACTGGTCTTTTCAGCAGCAATATGGGGACGGCGTTATATTATCACTCGGGATGAACGATACCCAGATTTTTTATGATTACTACGATGGTAAAACCTGGACTCGTAAATGGACCAAGTGATTATTTGTTCCATGAGGGTTTCCACGTACCATTCTCACGATAGAAAAACTGCATCGTGCCATCCGTGGTTCCAATATTGAGTGCATAGCCAAATTCTCGATTCGCTCCGGTCAACCACTGGATTATAACATTATTACCATCAATTCCAATTGCAAATCCAGTGACATTAACCATAACAATTGAGTTTTTCAAATTATTAAAGTCACTGGTATTCGTTTTACCTGATAAATTGCTATTTAAGTCATTAATCGCGAGCTGCATTGTATTAGCTAAAGCCAATGATGGAACCTTATCTGTAGCATCAGATAATACGTTAGATATAGCAGATAACGCTAACTTCTCCCGGTCCAGTTGCTTTAATGCATCAATTGCTTTATTGGCTGCATCAGTTACCCGTTTTATTGCCTGTTCTGTTTTGTTTAAGTTTGTCTCATCCAAATCCGGCTCAGAGTCATTAACATACACAGTAGGTATATATTCTTGGATATTTTCTATGTTATTCATGTAACCTCCTTACAGATTAAATCTAGCCAAATATAAATTGTAGTCAAACGCAGCCCCAGAAGCTCCAATATACAGGTAGGCATTGCCAGTTATTCCGCTTAAGGTAAATGTTTTTTCTTGCTCCCATTCAGCGCCGGAAGAGCTACTTCTTCCAATTGACCCATCAAGTAATATGTCACCTAGATTCGGATTATATCTATATTGCACGCTTGAACCGGACTGATATGCTTCTTCAATATAGTTTTCCACCCTATTCCGGCATACCATAACCTTGCAAACCTTTCCGGTTCCAGACATTTGGACCGTAACCGATTTTACATTTGTATGGTTGATGGGTAGGTCAAAAACAAATGCGACTGTTTCTCCTGACCCTGCACTTGCTTCTATGTGGTCCTTTGACAGTTTTACCGTACCAGTACCTTGTCTATATGTTGTATACCTAAAATATGTAATACCCTGTGAGCCATAAAATGTCCCGAATAGATATGGGGTATATGGGTCCTCATTTACATATCCTTCCCACAGTCCAGGACCTACGCCTGCAACATATTCACCTTTCTTAATGACCGAAGGGGTTAGGTTTTTAACCGGATTAATAGTGATATCACCATTCCCGTATTTTCCAGCAGTCTTGACCGTGATTTGTTTTGCTCCAGGACCGATTGTCTGTGCATTAAATGTTTCAATGTTCTGGGTGATTTTCCCACCTGAATAATATCCAGGTTCAAGTTTTATTTCCCCGTTTGCCGGCAATATAATTGTTGGGGATTTTTTGTCTGGAAGTGTTCCGGTCTGTTTCTCCTCGCTTCCTTTCCCAAGGAATATATTACCTTCCAATACATCCTCTGGCATTGCTGTTAAGTCATCCAGATTCGCTTGACTACCAAATTTATGTAACGCCAACTTCGCCATATACACCATCCATTCCACTAACTTACAAAACCCTGCCATGTACCAGTTACCGCCCCTTCACCTTCACCAACAGTCACGCCATATTTTATCACTTCCGGTCGCAATCCGCTTACTTCCAATACAATAATATCATACATTACGTATTTTCCTTTTGTTTCAATCACCTGTTTACCAGGACCAGGGTCAACAAATCCACCTCTGTATGTTTCAAGGTTTTGGGAGAATGTATCATTTCCATCATGGTATCCAGGCGTAATATTATATGTTTCATTTACGTCCATCTTTTTATTAATCGATTCAACATCTTGCATTGTCCCAGACTGTTCATTATCAGTCCCAGCTCCATAAAATGTTTTTCCTTTTCTGACTCTTGGTGATGTAGCGGTTAGGCCGGTCACATCAACCCCACTTCCTTTAAACGGTAATCCGATTCTCATTGTCATATTCCTTTCAATACAAGTATGAAATCTGCTGTTGGTTTCCTATAATTACATGTAATGGTCACTGATCCATTATTCGTTGTTATGTCGGTGATATACCCCACGCTTCTGTCCACGTCTTTCTGTTGCTGTTCCGAATTAATGACAGGATACTCGAACATTGGCACTGGGACATCCGTATCATTTATACCCGCATTGTTTACAGTCTGTTTATATGGTGCCTGGGTGCTCCACCCAGTTTTAGGGAAATCGAGCCTGATTGCCCCAATCATATCATTAACTGTTCCTTCTATCTTGTTAATGGCCTTATTTGTATTATTGATATCATCAGCAGAGAATATGTCCCCTACCTCCACATATTCGGTTTTATCATCCAATGTAGATAGTCCGGTTTCAGAATCAGTTTCAATTTTGTATTTACGCATTCCCGAAAATTTATCATTTTTATAATCAGTTTTCAAACTCATAGGCTTATACTCCTGTTTCCTAATGTTTTCCTTCCAAGTGTGAATGCAAGATGGTTTGGACCTGGACAGGATTTTACAATCAGATTCCCCAAATCATAAATGATTCTTTCTATGGCGTTGGCCTGATAAACTGATGTGTATGTTATCTTATCAGGGGTTAGCGGGGTGTTGCTGTCTGTATAGTATGCATTCCTTATTGCAACTATATTTTTTTTCAGACGGTCCATTTCGTAATCCGTCCTATGGTCCTGCGGTTTCCATGTCTTAGATACAATCGTATTTCTATATCCGTACTGATTAAGGACATAAGATACCCATTTGATTGCCTGTTCGACACGGTTTAGGTCTTTGTAATCAATGTAAGCCTTGTCGGTTAATTCTATTATGTCTGACTGCGTACGGTCAAAAATAAGGGATTCTAAATACTTACTCATGTATTTTTACCTCTGCCTTAATTTCGTTGGGAGAAAAGCTATAATTGTAGCTCTCAATAATGCCTGTGCGGTATCCATCGTAATCTGTATCAATCTTGACTTTCTGTCCTAATTTTTTTGTTCCAATAAGAACATCCCCCACCACATTTTCTGCTCGCTGATAATATGCATATACGCGGTCAAGCACTTGCTGCGCATTACCACTATAAACCAATGTTGCGTCTGTTACTTCACGGATGTTTTTATTAAATACAATATCTGGATTTTCTTTAAGGATTGATGTGGTGAGATGGTTGTATCTCTTACCAGTCAGTGTTACATTTCCACCAGTTCCAGTTATATAGGCATAGTTATCCCCGTGCTGACCAATGATTCCACCAGCTATGTCCAGACTGTGATAAGGCTCGCTAAAAATAATCTCTGCTGTTCCATTTAAAGTATCATTATATAATTCTTGCGCTTCATTAGATTTTTTATAAGTATGTACTGTCAGCCTGATTCCAGTAACAATATCAGAATGCTCTAATGTAACACCGGAAAACACTTCATCCGGCAAGAATTCACCACTCAAAGCATTCTCCTGTGGATATATAACAATTCCATCATAATTGCTTGTATCTGCAATAGCTCCAATAGCAAAGCATATGTATACTAATGCGTTTCTCTTTGTGGTATACGGTATGTATCCATAAAGCGGAATATCTGAAAATGATTCATCCAATAAATAATTAAAATCTTCATTCTCAAATATTTTTTCTAATACTTCAGAAACCGGCTGGCCTGTATATATTCCTCCAGCGAACTCATTACCATCCAATACACCCACTGCATCATGCGCGTCCATATGGTAATCTGTTTTGTTTTTTCTTGCGCCGTTTTTTAGATAAAAATTCCCTATCAACTCTCCATTAAAATACAGTGTAAGCTTCTGCTTTTTTTGCAAATCAAACGGTATATTAGATGTTGTTCTGACCGTAAAATTCAAAGTGTTGATACTTATGCTTTCTGATATGGCATTGATTTCTTGCAAACAGTTTCTTTCCAGCAATTCGTTGTCCAGAAAGTCTCTGTATATTCCATAATCTATTCTGGTGACAAATACCGGCCTGATGGGTTTTGATGTCTGTAAAAATGTGATTTCCAGCTTATTATATCCTCTCACATAATTATTACAAAAATATCGCACTGAATCCGGGTAAAACTCCATATCTGACAATAGGCTATTATCCGAGTACCACTTAATTCTCATTCTGGTGCAATAATCGCCCGACATCATATTAAAAGTAAAAAGCAACCCTACACTAGTAAATTTCTGATTAAATGTCACTGTTAACATGGGGGATTCAATCAACGTTTCAGTTGTTGATTTCGGGTATAAAAACATTCCTGGATGCAAACCCATTTGAGGTTTAAGCCCCTGGCTCTGCTTAACATACCCAAACAATCCCTGCTCATTTGATACTTCCGGGCTTATGTATCCGTAAGGAAGCGGATTATCTGGAAAATTAATATACTTTCCATTTAATAAAGAAAACCGCGGAAAGCATAGAGCGTATCCGGGATAAGAAATATCATCCCGCTTTAATTCCGGGAATTCTTGCTCTGTTATCGTCCCACGCGGATGTAAACCAGGGCCTGGATGAAGCCCTAATCTCGGTCTTAATCCAGGTCTTGTAATGGATGCTGTACTATTTTCTTTGGCATAAGGGGCCAAATCGTCATAAACAATCTTTAATCCCTCAGTGTTCTGTTCTGCGTCAGATAATATGGATTGCTTTAAAAACACATCACGGCCTCCTCTGCGGCTCCATAGCGGTAAAGGTAATAGATAACCCGGTCCAATGGTTACGCTGCCCTTCTTTTCCATTCTTGTTGATTTTTATTTCATCATCCCCGCTTGTTATGTATGCTTCAAACTCTTTGGTTTCCTGTCCGTAAGGAAATACCATATTGTGAGACTCAACCGGGGCAGATATGATTTCGTAGAACGTATCATAGTCAGCCGGATTACTTCTTTCCGCATCAATATCAAGCGTATAATTGAAAAATGTACCAATGATATCCCGGTGCATCCGGTAAGACTGCAAACGGCCAGAATTTTCACTATCTGCGACCGAAAAATTTCGCTTTAAGGATTTTACCCATAGACGGAGGTTGACACCGTCTATGGTAAATACTCCGTTTCCATTCTGCGCCATTATGCACTCCCTTCTGTTACCATCGTTACACCTACACGGTTCTTTTCGTTTTTCCCAAATTTAACCACGAGCTGACCAAACCTTGTACCATCAAGTATTAGCTCTGCTTTGGCAATCTGATTTCCACCAGATATATTGCTTTCTGCCAGTGCTTCTTTAAGGGCTTGCTTCATAGTTGATAGCGGGGATACCACTTCTGTTTCACGGTTATTGTCTCCCAGGATAGCGGCAAACATTCCGGCCCGTGGTGGTACTACTGTACCGGTTGCAAGCATCGGCATTCTATAGGGAACTGCCGCATAGGCAGACATGGGGTAGGCACTTCTTCCCCCATACCCACCAGAATATCCGGCAGATGCAGCACGCTTACCTGCATTAATTGCGATTGTAGCAGCAGCTATTCCGGCGGCTAATGAAGCAGCTACAACACCAGCTCCTACGCCACCAGCCAAAGCGCCCAAAGCAACCGCCAATATTCCTACTGCCGAAGCAGCTGCAAGTATACTTGCTATAACTTTTTCTGTTGGTGACATGTTATTCCAGTTCTTGGCCAACACAGCAATCAGCGATATTATGCCTGATATAGCAAGGACAAGGGGATTTATATTTGATACAGTTCTTGCTAAAAGTGAAATAACACGTTCTCCAATTGCCATGAAACCTCCAAGGTTGCTTATTAATTGTCCTATCCCCAATACAAATTCTGAAAACTTCCATGCTGCAAAAAATGCCAGTACTGCAAGTGTAATATTTTCTACCAATGTCTGGTTTTGACTTACCCAGTCTGAAAATCTAGTGAGCCATTCTACAATTTTTTCTAATGCAGCTATGATAACTCCCCCGGTCCACTCTCCTAATGGCTGTAAAAATTCTTCCCATAACCATATTCCCAAAGGCTTAAGTGCATCAATCACACTATGTATTGCTTTTAATGCTTCCGCAATTAAATCAAATACTGCCGGCAATGCTTGTTCTATTCCCCATTTTGCAATAGGAAGCAATACATTGTTAAGAAACCACAATAATAAATTTCCAACATCTGATACAATGGGTTTTATAGCAATTAAAATCCTATCAAAGCTTTCCAGCAAAGGAGTAAAATCTAAATCCGCAGACCATTCTTTCAAACTTTCTGATGCCTGACGGAAAAATCCTGTTATTTCAAGAATGATATCCCCCAAGTGTCTTAAAATGTTTGTCCCGGTATCGCCAGATACCCATGCCTTATCAAAGTTGGTGACTAAATTTCCGACTGTATCAACCAGATTTGAAAATGTGATTAGTAAATCATCTGTTATTGCTTTCCCATATCCCTCTACGTTCCACACCTGCATGAATGATGCGCCCACATCACTTGCAAGTTGTTTAATAGCCGAGAAAGTATTTTGCAGTGATTTCATTACCTGCGGGCCATTTTCAAGCCATGATTCCTTGAGCGGGTCGAAAAGCTTTCCAAGCGTATTCTTTATTGCTTCTGCCTGCAACTTAATGTCATTGGATACTTCCTCTGTGGTAAACATATCCTCCGGCTTAAGTTCGTTCTTATCTTCTTTCTTTTTCTTCCCAGTTGTTATCTGTATCAGCTTATCAAATGGTGCTAATGCCTTTTCCGTTTCTTTGGCTGCATCTTTGGTTTCATCCTTCGTCTTGTCCAGGCTATCAGCATAATCTTGCTGTACCTTAACCGCTTTAACAAATGTATCCTTTCCGGTTAATGCTGCCAGCAGTTGCGCTGTCCAGGTAACGGCTTGGGATAGCAAATTGATGAACTGAGCCAGGGCCGGAGCTGCATACTCAACCAACGGGGAAAAGGCTGTGGCGAAAGAGTTTTTAAGCTGAGTCATACCGGACATCAGCATGGATAACGCCTTATTGGTATCATCCGAATACTGGGCCAGATTATCCATACCTTCTTTTAATCCGCTTGTTACTGCGGAAATGGAGCGGAATACAGTGCTAAATAAGATAGATGTTGCAAGCATTCGGCCCAACCCCATTCGTGCACCGCGGGATGCTTTCTCAGTACCTTTTAAAGATTTATTGAGCTTACTTCCACTTTTGCTTGCTTTCTTTTGTTCATTATCAACACCGAGCAATTTTTTCTTATAATCCTGCATTGCTTTTTTCGCCCGCTGCAATCCTGCTAATGCTTTGTCGTATGGTGCATCTCCAAGTCCATAACCAGCCTTTTCGGCGTAATACAATGCGTCCTTATACCGGTCCACTTCATCTTGCAAATTGCGTACACTCGGTGTAAGGCTTTGTATAGATTTCGAAGCAGATGAAAATGTATGTTTCATTATGCTTGGTATATCTTTAAAAGCCTGGGGCAGAAGCTTTATGTAATCCATCGTTCCAGACAGAGTTCTTTTAATATCTTCGCTTCCTGTTTTTGCACCATCCGTTTTGATTTTAGTATCTATTAATACAGTTCCATCAGGTTGCAAAAACATCACCTCACTTTAGCAGCTCTGCAAAATAATCAAATTCTTCTTTAGATTTGTCAGTGGATTTTTCAAGTTCACATAGCTTTTTATTATTCTGTAAAAACTCCTGCTCCCACTTTTCTAAGCGCTTCCCTTTTGACAGCTTCTGCCGGATAGAAAGGACCTGAGAAAACAATCCGTCCCCAATTTCCATGAACCATCCGTAGAAAGTCCACCAATGGATTATCTGGCATCCGCGTGTTTCAAACCCTGCAATCCTGTTAACCGCCGGGAAAATGATTCCTGCGTCCTGTTCCCAGTCAATCACACGAGGAGATGGAGTATCTTCATGCGCTACACCACAGTCAATAAACCATAACGCCTTTTCTGCTGCTTCTGCTAAATCCTGCGGAGGCGGTATAACAGGCCAGTAAAGAATCTCAAGCATTGCCTGTGTTTTCTCTGGGTCAGATAATTCTTCATCGGCAAATGCTGACAAAATATCCAGTACCGCCCGGAAATCCTCACGGATTTCATAATTTATCCCATTAACAGGGAGATAATATGGGAGGGTCCACGCCGCATTCATTTTACGGGAAATGGGTATTTTCCCGGACCGGCATTATACTCTTGTGTATATTTCCCGGCCTTACTTTCCATTTCCGTTAAATTCTTACCAGTTTCCTGCTCTATGATTTTTTTTACACTCTCAAGGATTACCAGTGCCCAAGGGTCGCCGTTTTCCATAGGGGTAAAGGGGCTGGCGATTTTGAAAAATCCAGAAGTATCCGCATTAAACAGATAATCAAATTTATCTTGCAAAGACTTTGCATATCTGTTGATTGTATCTAATGAGAGTTCTTCTTTTTTCTTGCTATCAAGAGTTTCTTTTAATTCCCTCCACATATCCTCAAATGCTTTATACACATTCTGCTGCCGTTCGAATATGTCAAGGTCTGACGGGACAAATTTCAGAGTTGCCAGTATATTTCCGTGCTGGTCTGTGAAATCATAATATTTAACCGGACTTTCGATTTTTATTGGTATATTAGGCACTCTTGTTTCCTCCATTATTCTGATAATGACGTAGGTTCTGCGCTGTCCGCAGTAAAGGTCATAGTTGATGGGTCCACTGCTCCAAGCGTCCTATCTCCTACGTAATGGACTGTATGGGTTGCCGAAACGCCTTTAAGTCCTCCAGCAAAATCTCCTAACTCGACCACGCCCTCTTGTACCCAGGCACGCATCTTTCCGGCGCTGTCAGTTTTGTATCGTTTGACACAAAGATACTTCAAACGCAAATCAGACAGCGTTGCCCTTTCCTCCATTAGTGTGTCAATCTTCTGGGCATATTTACTTTCGCCGGATACATTTAACGGGTCTACCGTCATGCTCTCCGCATAACCGGTAATGTCGTAGTTGTTGTTTCCAAGCACATCCTGGCTTTCTTCTGTTTCTGGATTCATAGAAATAGGCATATCTTCTACACCTTTTCCGATAATCTCGATGGTGTCTTTTTTGATTGTTGATGCATTACCATCCGTTACCCAAAACACCATAAAATCTTTTCTTTTTGCCTCTCCTTCGGCGTATGTCCATGTCGCCACTGCTTTTCTCCTTTCATGATAAAAAAATAGAGCCATAGCTTAAGGCTCTGCGTCTTAGCGTCCGGCTCTACCATCTTTCAAATTCATTTTTATATTCAACCGATACCGGAAGTATCCAGTCCTGCACGCCACCGTCCTGCGGTTCCAGGCCGTAAGAATTATCTCTGGTCAATTTGGTTATCTTTCTTCCTTCTGACAATTCTGGATAAACATTCAGCCGGTATGAAACACCATCAATCTCAACTGGTTCCTTGCACAACCATTTTCCAAATGTGTCAAGAAATTCCTGTGTGTTAATTTTGGGCTTTTCCTTAGTTGCTGCAATACGGTACACAATATAAAATGGATATTGGCACGTCTGATGAACAAATCCTAATATATCCTCTGTTTCAGAAAATACTAATGCTCCATTATCCGCAGAAAAAGCAATCCCGCTGGTATCCTCCAATTGCTCAAATCGTACAATGTCATATGGAGACTGCTGATGGTCTAACCCAGGAAATTGATTAAGCAAAGCTTTTACTGCGGTCGTTAATACATCATAACCGCTTGCATCTTTTCCAATTGGTTTTCGTTCATCATCCACGTTTTCCACCTCCAGCGGTTTTCTTGGCTTGCTTTATCCAAGTTTTACCGTCTGCTTTTTTTGCTGCATTAAACCATTTTGCTTGTGCTTTTGGGTGCGCTGTTTTGGTATATTGTAAATCCTCTTTTGCTTTGGTTTTTCCGCTATACTGGCTGACCAGTACCTTTTTAGTACCCTTTGTAGCCCAGGTACTACCAGTAACAGTGCTAACCATAGTTTTACCCTGGTATAAAAAACGACCAGCAGGGCCATAGGCGGCATATACTTTTCCGCTCCCTTGTACTGCGGCGCTCGCTGCTCTGGTAACATCCACAAAATCGCCTGTAACCATAGGCATAAAAGGAACCATACTATTCATGACATTGCCATCAAGCTGATACTGCGCGCGCTGGAATTGCTTATCAAACCGGGTCAAATTAAGCTTGATTTTGATATCACCGTCAACAACGGAGAATCCTTTAAAATGTGTTGTTTTACTTGCCATATTATTTCCCCAATATTTCAAAGTGAGGAATCACAGAGTATGGACCGCCAACAGAGGATACCAAATATACGAAGTCGTACCGGTTGTTCATATAGGCATAAAACCCGCCACGATAATTTTCATCGTTTACCGGTCCATTATCCCATACCCCTTCCCAGAAAAAACAATCATCCGATGCATCAAAGGTAATGGTATCGTCCAACAAATCATTTACCTGCCGCCTCCATTCCTTCGGAGGGAGCCACGGCAATTCTTTACCGTCTGCATCGCGGATTATCTGTTTGCCATCCTGTAATTCGTAAACTATGTGTAATTCGGCGTTGTCCGTGCTGTCTGACCCATATTTTTTTAGTATCGCGCCCTTGTCGGTATTAAGGTCAACGCCAGATAATACATGGGGATACCAAAGTCCAACGCCAGTTGTGGATGATTCATAATAGTTAAAAACAGTCACCGTGGCATTGTACATAAGGTATCCCCTCCATTATTTATTCATCTGCTTATACATCTGGTTAACCCCTGTAGCTGCCAGGCCAGATACAGCACCAACCGCTACAGCCGTGATATAGTCCGATGCTGGGAAATCTGGGATGGTCCCCATGCCAAGTGCACCCAGTATGCCACCCACAATAGCCATAATAACCGGAATCCATTCGTCCGGTATCTTCTTTGCCGCCTTGCATCCAAGGCCAACCACATAGCTCAGAGCCACAATAGCCACACATGTTCCTAATGTCGTAATGTCCATATTTACCCCATTCCGGCGTACAGCAATGGAACGCCACTATTATCTCTTACTCCCATCAGATACCCATTTGCTGTACAGGAGTTTATTGGTTACTTGCTCATCCCCTGCCGCAGAGTATAGAGCACTCCAGGCTTTAGCGCCATTAGCTATTTCAGACGGGGATGCATAGCTGATGGATTCGGAACCGGATGACTTTGACGTGATAACGCCGGTGGTTGCGCCGCCGGTCCCGCTGGTTATGCTTCCAGCGGCGGCAGATAGCGCCTGTTTTTCTGCCAGTTCCAAACCATACAGCTTATCAGCTAAGGCACATACGGCTTTCTTGATTTTGGTCTGCGCTCGTTCATTGTCTGGGAGGCCATTAACCAATCGTTCAAATGTTATGATATCAAGAAAGTCGCTTGCCCGTTCTGCTTCTTTATCAAATGATTGGGAATCCGGTATGGCACTGCCGTAGTATTTTGTTGTGTAAAACTCATAGTCTGCATATGCCATATTGATTCCTCACTCACTCTGCCGTTTGCCTTTTTCTTTTAATGCTACACAGTTTAGTACATTTTGCCATGACTTCCGCGAGGGTATATTCCCCCATGGAATCCGTCATGGATGACTGTTCCTTGCTGTATGTCACCTTACCATCCTTGATGTCGACCGGGTACAGCCTCCCGTTTGATACCATGTAAGGCAGCCCGTCAATGATTGTAAACCTCATACTGTCCACCTTATCCGTTGGAAATAATCTGACCGATACGGATGTTCTTTGCCTTGTATGCAAGCTCCCAGTTAGCCTTGTCTCCAAGTTCCGTCTTGGTCGGGGATTCTCCGGCAATGCTTGCAACCTTGAGATTGAAGCCGTTCGGATGCAGTACACGGCCTTCCTTAGTATACAGTTTCTCGATACCTGCCTTGGTCTCCGCATCATAGTCTGTGTAGTACGGCTCATTGTAATTGGTCTTCTCTGCCGTCAAGATAGAACCCTGACCCACGATTGTGGTGATGTACTTCGGGACATCGCCAGATGTATCTACCGTGAACCGGTCAGACACTACCGGGATGAGGCCGTTGATTGTCGGGAGGTTGACCTCCGATGTCATGGCATTCTGGATGGTATACTTGTTATAGTTCACAAGCCCCATTGCCTGGTATCTCGCAAATATGAGTGAGTTCATGATTGCGATTCCGAAACCGTTCGCCATGTCCCCAAGGGCCTTCTGCTGCGCATAAATCATGGTCGTTTCGTCAATCCTGTTGGCATCCTGTACGCTGCTCCCCTCCGAAAGGGCGATGTTGTATACATGGTCTTTCATCGAATCCAGCCCCATGACCGCATTCACGATGTTCATGAGTTCGGCCTCCCATACCTGCCGATAATAGTCGGACACGCTGTTTGCGATATGCTGCATCGGGTCCGCTCCGGTAAGCTCCTTCGTGAAGTCCTGTGCCTTCCATGCCATCATCCTCTGAATCAGCATGGCGGTCTGCTTTCCGCCGCTAATCTCCTTCGGCGTGTTGTTCGTGTTACCATCATTGTTGTACGGCTCATAGTCTGCAATGTCCATCGCCTTATAGAATGGCAGTGTGGCAACATTACCCTCAGAACCGATGAGGTTCATGATGGTGCTGTCCTGCTGGAGTATGCCGGATGCAATGATTGCATTGCTCCATGTAGGCTGCTCCGACATATAATCAGCAAATACTTCCGGGTCAAATGCAAACCCTCCAAATGTACCTGTTCTTGGCATGATTCATTATCCTTTCATACTGTTATAGAGTTCCGGGTTGCTGTTCTTGAGCGCAATCCTCTCGTCAAGGCTCATTCCCTTCCAATCCGCTTTTGTTAATGTTCCTGCGCTTCCGCTTTTGCCGGCCGGGGCCGTGAACCTCGCCATGTTCTGCTGTGCCTGCTGCTGCGCATCATCAACAAATGCCGAAGCATCTTTTTCTTTCATTTGAGATAAAAGGTCATTCAGCCCCAGGATTTTACCATCTTTTAGCTTTAAATCGGCCTTTTTTACTTCTGCCATAATTGCACGTTTAGCTGCGTCGCTGGAAAATTTAATACCTTCAAATTCTGTCTTAAGCGCATCTGCGAAATCACGTTCATAAAGCTGTGCCTGGGCGTTTTTTTCGGCTTCTGTAGCTTTCTGTTTCCAGTCAGACAGTTCCTTCTGCATTGTCTCCAGGTCAACCCCTTCAAATCCTTTCAACGTTGTTTCTGCTGCCTCTGCTTTTTCTTTCCAGGTATCCCGTTCAGATGTCAGATTGTCATTTTCTTTCTGCAACTTTTTAAGGTCTTTCCCATTTTCAGCCATGACAAAAGATATCTGTTCCTCTGTCAATCCCTGTGACTTTAATTCTTCGGTTTTCATTGATGATTCTCCTTTTCCGTTATTAGGTTATTTGTAGGTGTGTAACCGTCCACCAACGGTTTGCCATTTTGTAGGACTTGGCGTGTCCCGAAACGCACATGCCGGAAATTGCATCCGCTTTTCAACCTCCAGGCTGTTCACGCTATGCGCTAGAACCTGTTTCTTTTAAGGACATGTGCTATAGGAGGGAGGTCAATATAAAGAAAGAGCCAAACAAACTATTGCATCTGTTTGGCTCTGCGTCTGGCGTCTGGCTCTAAAGTTATGTTGCAGGTGATAAACCATTTTTTCCTATATCACTTGCTATTCCTTTTTCGATATTCATTATGAATGTATTCTTGCATACAGGGCAAAATACGGGAAGGTTTTTAGCAACCGTATCTGGTCGTATTTTAGTCCGAGTTTTATTGTTACATATAGGGCAGTACACCCAACTGTCTTTTACCATGTTTTCACCCTTTCTGCTTATTCCTACTCCTATTTTACCGTATTAGAAAAAAATAATCGTCCCCACATTTTGTAAGGTTAGATATCCCCTCTCATTATACCAGATTATTTTACTCTTCGTATCCCCACATTTTAACTATGTACTAATTGATTGTTTCTCGTTCTTATGATATAATATTGAATATAGAAAGGGGTTATTTAATGACAAAAAGAATTGATTTAACAGGTCAAAAGTTTGGAATGTGGACGGTGTTGGAATATCTGGGAAATTTGTATTATCTATGCCGTTGCGATTGCGGAACGACACGAAAAATCTATACCGGAAATTTGCGTAACGGAAAAACAAAATCTTGCGGATGTGCCAATAAAGATGATTTTATAGGTAAGAAAATCGGAAAATTAACTGTACTGCGAAAGCTTCCGAAAACAAAATCATATACGCAATATGAATGCCAATGCGATTGCGGGAAAATATTTGTTACCAGTGATAATACTTTAAAATCCAAATACAACAAGTCATGCCCCGATTGCCGAAAATCAAGAGTAGAGGACATTTCAGGAAAGCGATTTGGAAGATTGGTCGCTATTCGATATGCCGGAAAAAGCAAGGGAAATCAAACTTTATGGGAATGTAAATGTGATTGCGGGAATATAAGTATTGTTCATCAACAAGATTTGACAACCGGGCATACTAAATCGTGTGGATGTTATAGCAGAGAGTCCATAATACAAAGAAATAAAACTCATGGAGATACCAAAACCAGGATTTATAGAATATGGAGCGATATGTTGTTTCGCTGTAGCAGTGTAAAACATGATTCGTACTATTTATATGGTGGAAAAGGGATTTCTGTATGTGACGAATGGAAAGATTACAATAACTTCAAAAAATGGGCTTTAGAAAACGGGTATTCAGATAACTTATCCATTGATAGGATAGATAGTTCAAAAAATTATGAACCTTCAAATTGTAGATGGGCTACAATTATTGAGCAGAACAATAATACAAACAGAAATTTGATGTTTGAAATAGACGGAACAACGAAATCTCTTGCGGAATGGTGTAGAGAATACAATGCTTCTTATGCAAGAGTACATAGTCGCATATATAGCGGGTGGAACATTATAGATGCTTTGACACGTCCTGTACAAATTCATCATAAAAAGGCAGGAAATTAATCCTGCCTTTTGTATTACATCATGTTGCGCAGTTTGTCTATATAGCGCTTCATGACCTCCCTTTCCTCTCTGCATTCGGCATCGGCACTCATTTCCCCGATTTCATTTGCTAAAGCGTCCATATGCTCTTCCAGGGCTGCAAGCATGCGACGCTTGCAATCTTCATCTTTTCCACCACTTCTGTAGCTCTGCTTCTGATTCATGTAGTCATCATAGGCCGGTCCAGTGGCGCGACTGTAATGACCTCTGACGTAATGCTTTCCACGTGTGCCGCGATATGAGCTGTCATTATCATAGTCCTGCGACATTCCGTCAGCACGGCTATAACGTCCCATGCTGTCGCGCTTGCGACGCGCTTCGCTATATTCTCCGCCGTCCATTTCGTCCATTACCTGATTGTAGTACTCTTCTTTGCACTTCCAGTACTCCACATTTTCCATGTCTTTCCACATGTCTATCAGTTTGTATGCGGTTTCAAGGTTGCTAGTGTTCAGGCCCTTTTCCGCAATCTTATCCAGCTCTTCGTGGATATTCTGCATCATCTTATAACTCATAGCCTTACCCCCTTAACCTATTCTGCTAACAACAAGGTTAGCGTCTGATACTGTCGCCGCTGTGGCTCCAACGTTTTTTACCGATAAGGTAGCGCAACATGGTTTGCACACCCTTACTTCTACAGTTGCTGCCCCATTGATTGTTGCGCCGGCGGCAACTGTGTTCTGGATTCTTGCACCGGGAATGCCTTCTCCATCCTGCTGTATTTCAAAAATTACATCTCCTGCCGCAGCTGCGGAAAAGTTTCCGTTAAAGCCTACACGGTACAGGCCAGGAAGTAAAACCACTCTCCCAGAAAGTGGCTCATGCCTTATATTTGGGCAATTACAGGAATATACCCGGTTTGCTGCAAACAGTACACTTCCATTGACTTCAACAGTCTGTGTGCCAGCAGTTACAAAATCTGCCATAATAAAATCCTCCTTATATGCACAGAAGGGCAAGCCTGTGCCTACCCCTCCATGTGTGTAATACTACTATTCAGTAGACATGTCCTTTTCGGACAAGATACGCAATATACGGTTGTTTTGGTTGATAATCTTCTCCATGTATTCCTTATTTTGCTGTCGCAACGCTTCTAATATATCACTATTAGAAACGTCACCAACGAGTAAAAGCAAATCTATCATTTGCAATGCAGTTGCATATAGAGCAAGATTATCGTAAAACTGTTCGTTTCTCATTAGCACCCGCATCCAGTATTGCATCCACAACCACAGTTAGATGCATATGGATATGGCGCTGGAACCGTATAAGCCGGTACAGGCTGCGGCTGACGAAGCTGTGCAACGATGGTGTTACCAACTGCATCAATAAAGCCGTTCTGGGCAGTCTGGCTTGCCTGGAACCTAAGAGTCTGATTTTCTGCTTGGAGGCTGGAAATTTTGTCCTGGGTCAAGAAGTCAAGGATAGCCCTGGTGTTGCTGTTGTTGTTATCCAGTAAATCCCTTGTTGCGTTCTGGATTGTATTTCTGGTATCACATGACTGTGTAGCCAGATTGTAGTTTACGCCGTCAATTGCGCGCTGTGTCTGGCAGCAGCAATCCTGGAGCTGATATCCCATCTGGCATAAGCTGCGGTCAACACCGTTGAATCCGCTGGTGATAGTGTTGTTCAGCGCGTATGTGCTGTCACAGATACCCTGCTGGATACCCCTAATTCCGTTTTCTATACCGTTCAAAGCAAAGCCCTCATTGATATCTGCTCTGGTAGCAAGACCCTGGAGTCCCGCGCCATTTGCACCGTTTCCGCCGAAGCCATTGCCCCAGCCTCCCCCGGCGAACAGGAAGAGAACGATAATCCAAATCCAATCTCCCCACATACCGTCACCATTTCTGTTATTTCCGTTTCCTGTAGCGGCTGCAATGTCCGCTAAAGAGTAACCACTTTCCATAAATATTTACTCCTTTAAATTTATTTACAAAATCATGCGCATTGATTTATGTACTATTTTTTCATGCCTCCAAGCATCTGCTGAAACTGCTGGGCCATCTGCTGGGCTTGGTCTAACTGCTGCTGGGTAATCTGCCCGGACTGTAGCATCTTCTGCACTTCTTCCTGGGGATTCCCCTTGAAGTTGTTCTTAAATTCCATAAACTTCTGAATCATCTGCATTGGGTTGTTTCCCCCACCCATTCCAGGCATCATGCCGCCCATTGGTGAGCCGCCGCCCAACATGCTAAATAATGGATTCATATATTATTTCCCCTTTCCGCTTGGCGCTGTGCTGGATTCTAAAAGGCCATATAATTCATCATATTTTGCCTTTAAATCCTGATACTCGTTTCTGGTAACATACTTTTCATCCAGATTTTCAGCCGGTGCAGATTCCTTTTTCTGACCATTTACAATCTCTTTATATTCAAAAGTGCGGAGTGTTGGCATCCCTGCCGCATCGGTTGTCTTAATATAAAAATACTCATTTTCACTGTCCATCAGCAATATAGATGTGCTGGGCGCTACTAAATACGACTTTGCCCCGGCCTCACCCTGCACCCATAATATTCCTTGATTGGTCTGCGGGACCTGTGGTACCTGCGTCTGTTGCGGCATCTGGTATGGTGCCTGTAGCTGCTGCAATCGGTCCATAGGTGGTTGTATCTGTGGTTGATATGGGTATGCATTTGGATATGTATTTAGATAGTTTGGATTGATAAATGGTTGCGGCATTATATCCCCTCCGTTCTTTTATAATCCAATTATCCCATAAAAAATAAGCCTCTGACAGTTCGTCAAAGACTTATAAAAGTATCATAAAAGTATTATTTTTTTCTATTATCTATATAGGGAGTAATTCTATTACACACCCTTATGATTTTATTATTGACTTTTCGGCTCAATCTCTTTGCCGTAGATATACTAATATTCATCCGCTCTGCGCATTGTTCCAAAGATATATTCTGTGCGCGCAATTCAAATAATTGATGCTCATCATTTGTAAAATTACAGTATACACGGAAACAATTTAATTCTAATACCGTAAAGTCATATACTTTCAAAAACACACCTCTTATTATTTCTGCGCAAGATACAAAATAAGTTTTTCTCTCGTTTTTTTTAACTGTTCAAGGTTGCTTCCAGGCCCCGCAATTTGGCTATCAAGCATCGTTAGCAGTACTTCAAGAATTAGCGAATCTCTTTCGGCATACTTCTTCATGACATCATAATCTCGTCTATCATGTTCCTCTAATATCTCTACACGCTTATTCATTTTAATGGCAGGAGATATCCATTTATGAATTACAGCGAACCCACCACCTAAAACAGATATCGCTCCAAATATTGCCAAAACCGTTTTTCCAAACTCCATTATGTCCATGTTATCGCCTTTCCCAGTAGTATATTGGTATTTCCTGCCCGCTGTCCCATGTGTCCCAGTAATAACCGTCCTGCACACACACCACATGCCCTGTAATTGCTAAAATGTATGTTCCCATAGGATTATCTTGGCAAAAGTCCTCGACCGTGTATACATCTTGTCCGTGGTCATCCACTATGTACCGTTTAAACCCATTTTGACGTAGGTATGCACCCCACACATGATTGGCTGATGGCATATCAGATAGAGCACACGCACATACAGTCACTCCGGCAAATACCGTTTCCCAGTCGCTGTCAAGGGCTTTTGTTATAGCCCGGATAGGGCAATCGCCCACACGCTGATTGCGTGGATTAGGATTGAATAGTTTCCATCTGCTCATTCTTTTTTTCCTTTCGCATTCTGATATCGCCGCGCTGCGCCCCTAGCCTTTGCCGCCTGCTCCCGGTTCCATCTGGCAATCTGTAGCCGTTCCTGCTGGGTGCGTAAGTCGTTTTCTTTACAAAATTCGTTATATGCCTTATTCTGCCGCTGTAACAGATACGACTTGCGGTCAAGGTCTAACTGCATTTCAAATTTAACTGATTCGTCCTTGCATTTATCTACGGCCTCCTGCATCCCCATGACCTCGCGTTTTGTCTTTCTGATGCGCCGTTCAAGCGTTCGCTGCCGCTTCTCCAGCTGCTCAACCTTGTAATTGTCTGCGGTTTGGATGTCTTTGTATGGATTGTTTACCCCATCACCGCTTCCGAAGGAGTGACGGCAGTTCCATCCACATAACCCTTCGCCTGTTCCGTATCCAGTCTGGGAAAATGGAAGAAAGCGCTTATCCTTTCCAGTCCTGCTGTAAAACTGCCCTTGCCACCATAAATGATTGCCCGGATTCTGCCCTCCGTCCCCGGTTCTGGCCCCGATGTGCGCCGACACCAGTATGATATCCCAGTCCATTTCTTCCATACGCTTAATAGAGATATCGCCTGTAGCCTGGGCTACTCCGGTGCGTACTGCGCGCGCTGTGGCAGTTTCTATGGTGTCTTTATGGCCCGAAGGATAGTGTACTATCACTCCGCCCGATATCACATTATTAACTGCCTCTTTGACAGCCTGTGTGTACGATACAGCCCCAGAAGATACAAGGTGGTATGCATTATCACATTCGTTTATAAAAAGCCTTTGTGCGGCTTCTGCTGTGGTCCTAGTATAGTTTTCCCACTCTCCCATTGTTGCATCCATGTTTCGTTCCATCAGTCGGATAAGCTGCGGAGATTGAGTAAGAGGAATTGGAGATAAACCAGCAGCTTCATATATTTTATGGTCATATTCCAGGGCCTTGATTCCAGCTTCTTCCATTGCGGCCTTGATTTCTTTTTCCTGTCGATTAGTGATTTTGGATAACTCTGCCGTTATGTCCTTCAGCAGATATCCTGCATCCCGCAATATCTGTATTCGCCATCGGTCAGAGGAGGTGAGCAGGTAATCATCGCCGCGGCCTATGCGTATCATCATGCGGTCTATTATCTGACGGATAATGTATGTGTGAAGCTGTGAGGCTATTTCTTCGCTTCCTTCTGCGATTCTTGCAAGGTAATCAGGGCTTAACATTTACTCTTCCTTCTTTCCCTTATGTCTAATCGACCATTCAAATACTTTCGGGGCAAATGGACCAAGTGGTATATTGAATACTATCCAAATTAATAAGCTTCTCAATTTATTCCTCCTCAAACATCCTAGGTCCATCCTTCGGCTGTGCTTCCTTTACCATAGCTTTTGCATCTTCTTCAGATAATCCCTCAAACTTCTGGAAATACATCCAGGGTGGTACCTTCCCCTGCACAACATACTGCCACCATCTTGCCCGGTCCTCTTCACGGTTGTATGTAATGTCCCCAAAATCATATGTTATTTCGTAGTTTCCGGCTGGTGCCAGTCCGTACAGGTCAGCATATACATTGAGCGCATATATTGCCCCGTCAAGACAACTTTCCAGTTTGTCGCGCACATCCTTGATTAGCTGTATGGTTCTCCTGTCGTCAGCCTCTACCTGTGTGGCTGTGACCATTCCTGTTTTTTCATCAAGCACAAAATACCCATTGGAATATCCACACTTAAATCCCACAAATGAGAGTAGGTTGTTTATTCCGGTAATTCTAATATCAGTATTCAACGATGGAACAATCTCCTGATAGAAAGACTCTGTTCCATTTCCAAATACATTTTTAACATAATGAGGAAGCTTTTCATTGCTCATGCCAGCATAACGGCCTTTAATGTTTGTACCGCTTCCAAACATCAGCTGGTCGTCTGCCAATATAATCTTCTCACTGTCAAATATTTCACCCACGTTTCGGCTGTATGCTATATCAAGGTCCTTTAATTCTTCTATGGCCTCGGCATATATTGGCAATCCTAAAGGTGATGAAATATCCAAATTATTAGCCTGTGGAGTGCGTAGTATGCCAAACATGGGACCATCTATTTTCTCATTGTTTGCTTTAAGTATAGGTGGAGTCTCTGGAAGCAAGTCGGACCACTTAGTCCTGTTTAATGCTATCGGTTCCCCCACGCTTTTTGCAGAGTGAGACACATAAGCTCTATTGGATATGTAATATGGGTAATAGGTGTTCTCTCCATCTTTGACTTCGACAAACCGATGATACTCAAACCGGGTATAATACTTATCATTTTCGCTGTAGCTATCCTTGAATACGATTCCGTATATACCTTCATTGTCGCAGTCTGTAATGATAAAATCCATGGGTGTGAATATGTCCAGTCCCTTACCGTTTGGCTTAAGTATGATTGTGCCGTAGGCCATACCATATTCTACCCAATGTCTAATCTGGAAATATATCTTATCAATCTGTTCCTGGAGCCATGTCGCTCGCGCGCTCCCGTCAATCTGTATTCCGATTGCCAAAGTAGCAAGCCGGGCCGTCTCTGAGCATATAGCCTTTGCAAAGTTGATTGTCTTAACGTTATCGTCAGCATTTACCCAATAGGGAGTACCCCGGTAGATATTGGCGCACTCTGTAATCTTGCTTTCCATCTCCGGGGATACCACTGATTCAACGTTAAAATCTTCTTCTGCCTGTCGCTTGAATATCATTCCTATCACCTTTTTAGCCCATGTTATTAGTCCCATTTAGTCACCTTATGCCAAGAAATACCCATTTTCCTTTGCCGTATTCCATTCTGTTTCCCTAAATACCAATTCCGTTTTGTCTTTCTGTCCATAGCAATCATACTCCAGAAAAACTTTCAGTAGTTTTTCCTTAGATGGTTTTCCGAACTTTTTTTCATATTCATCTGTGATATCTTCAATTTTATAGACAGACAAAATAAAATGTTCTAATACATTCATTATGCGCTGTTCCCCCTTTTCATTGATAATGGACTTGTGGCATATCGGAGTGCATCAATCCAGTGGTCGTTTCCATCTGGGTAATCCGATATCACCTCACCGTTGCTGTCAACCTCATGCTCATATTCTATGATTTCTTTGTATGCTCGCGGTGTACGTGCCGGGTCTATAACGATTGTACGGCACTGCAACCACTCAAAGGTATATTTCCTACTACCCGGTGTTACAATGGCTCTACGGGCCGGTAAACCAGCGTCACGGAAGTCTATAATGCTTTCTTCTTCATCCACACCGCAATAGATTGTATAATCATCGTACCCAGCCGTCTGTATATCCTCCGCCATCTTACTATTACGGATTTTACAGCCCCCCATTTCGTCAAGCAGCACAACCAATTCTTTGTTTGGTATGTAAGCGGCCCGGATAAAGGCTTTGGGGTCCGGGAACCAGCCCCAGTCCTGTCCTTGGTAAATGCTTTGGTATCCCTTGATTTCATCATCTGTAATGGTCCGTATATCCAGCATGTCAAATATATTTGTACCAAGCCCAACAGGTAATCCTAAATACTCATGGTTATATGCCCGCTCATTGGTAGATTTAAGATGTTCGGCACGCTCAATAAACATTTCTCCTAACCACTCTGCCGGTACGGAACGGTAATCGCTTTTATGCCTGTATGCGCTATCATCCGGCGTATTTACATACTGATTAGCCCAGTTGCTTTGACTGATGGGTGGGTTAAAGGATTTGAATACAACAAACTTGCTGCCGCCACGTAACACTGACTGCTCAACAGTTCGTATTTCCTCCGGCCCTGCAAATTCGTCCAGTTCCTCGAACCATAAATATTTAAAGTATCCCTTACTGGCTTTAATTGACTTTGTTTTCTTTGCCTTATCAAGTCCACGGAATATTATCTTTTGTCCTGTTGGCTTATAAACGAATCTGTATGGGCTTGTACGGGATTCCCATAAATCTGTTACTCCTAATGCGTCTATCGCCCACTGTATCTGTTCAAATACTGATTCTCCGATGGTTACGGCGTACTTACGAAACACTACCGCATTGGCCTCTGGGTCATCCATCATTCCCAGTATGATTTCAACGGATATGAAAGAGGACTTTGTGGAACCGCGCCCACCGTAAAGGTCATAATATGTATGATTGTTGTCCAGGATATCCCAGTGAACGCCATAGAAGGAAGGAGCGATTACATCAGTCAGATTTATTGTTGTCTGGTCTTGGTATGTTGTTGACAATAGTAATCCCGCCGCCCTCCTGCCTTTTATCTGTATCTATCTTACGCTTTGCCAGTTCCACCGCCGCTTTAGTTCTCTCTGCCAGCGGAGCATCAAGTCCGAATTGGTCTTTTACTTCTCCGCGCATTACAGACGTAAGGTATTGCAGTATTTCAGCGGCATCAGCTATGCGGCAATCATCAATCTGTTTCTGTCGCTCGGAGATATATGCAGAAACCGTAGGCTTCCGTAAGTTTTCACGCCCTATTGCGTCTGCTGTCCGTAAGCTGTAACCAGCCTTTCTCGCAGCTTCTGCCGCATTCCCGCACTCTATGTAATAATCTGCAAACGCTTTCTGCTTCGGTGTAAGCTCCACTTAATCGCCATCCTGTTCTATATCGCTTTCAAGCCATTCAATTAATTGTTCTTTTGTCCATGCGACAGATGCACTTTCTCCAATATTCATAATTATATCGGCAGCTGATTCTATATCGGAACATATTTTATCAAAATTAGTTTTTATTATTTTTCCCATCCCTTCACCGCCTCCCATATCTCCTGCAAGCACTTTACAACCTCAATCCCCGATGCACTCCGCAGTATCTCATAATCCCTGATTTTCCACCCTCCATGCTTATCCTGCTGTAGCACAGGGGTGCTTAATATCCATATCGTTATCATGCGCCCCTGTTCCTCGCTATAGAATTGATTGGTGGATATCTTGATTATAAGTCTGGTCTGCAATATGGCACGCTGGAGCTTTTTCATGATTGAACTAAGATTCATCTTTGCTTTCTGCCTCACGGTATTCTTTGCATACTTCCATGTGTGCACACCAAATAGTTGCAGTCGTAGATTTTACCACATTAGATTCCAGCATATTTCTATATGATGTAACTATGTTTTCGGCTTTTGCGTCAATGTGAATGCAGTTTTCACAGCATTCCTTCAATAGATTAATAATCATGTTTTTCCCCATGCGATATAATAGTCCTATACTAATTTTACCATAAGTAGGATAATCAAACCGTCCCTCCATTTTTACATATTTTTAAATCTAGTAATTGGTATACCTAAAGCATTTGCTATTTTTTGTAATGATTCTATCTTTGGATTTCGGTCGCCTGATTCATATTTCTGTAAGGTAAAGACGGAAATTCCTGCTTTTTGCGCCAATTTTTCTTGCGTTAATTTTGCTTTTACTCTTGCTTCTTTTATCTGTTTCCCGGTATCAATACTCATTAAGTCAGCAATAGATACGTTTAGCACATCTGCAATAGAAAAAAGTATTTCATATTTGGGCTTGCGCATATTATTTTCATATTGCCTAATTGTAATTTCTGCTAATCCTAAAGCTGCACCCAATTCCTTTTGTGTCAATCCTTTTCTTTTTCGATATTTCTTAATGTTTTCTCCAATTGGCATGGCTATCCTTTCCACCTCCCAAACAATGTCATTAACCGCCTGTATTCATCGAGCGTTTTTCTTTGGTACCCATAAAAATCATCTCGTTTAATTGGTATGTTCTTCCTCTTACTCAGCTTGTCATATCCGATATTACCTACAAGGCTTTCGTATATCTCCACCTCCAGGCCAGGAGCGGAGGATATGGCGCACTGGAACAATGTAAGCTTATCTTCTACGCTGGCGGTCTGGCAGTATTCTTTTATGCGCTTGGCTTCATCATCGGTAATGCCATAGTCACTATAGTTCTTGTCCCTAGTCCTCATGTCCCTCCTTCTTACACATTAACCCTTTCCCTTATCGACCGAAGGGTGCGGGGATTTGACTGCGCATAATACCGGGCCGTCACTCCCGGGTCTGCATGTCCCATAATCTCCTGTATGGTCCCAATATCAACCCCTCTGTTTTTCAAATTCATTCCCAGCGTCTTGCGTGACTTATGCGGATATACCCGGCATGTTAATCCGGCCCTCTTTTTTATGGTTTTCAATATTGCCCGGAATCCACAAGTGGTCATTTTTCCATACGGCTTTCTGGAGCGTGGGAACATATACAGGCAATCATCTCTCCTGCTGTCCAAATACAGTCCATAATAATGACGCGCATCATCATCCAGATAGATAGTCCGATATCTTCCGCCTTTCTCTCCCTGTATCCAAATATCGCCGGTTCTCATGTCTATCTGGTCCAGAGTTATTTCTGCAATCTCCCCTATCCTGGCTCCAGTACTTCGAAGTACCTCCAGCAAGGCCCTCTCGCGGATATTTTTGCACGCATCCCTTAACCTTGCAGATTCTTCTGGGCTGTAGTAATCAATTGGTTTAATGGGTACTTTTTTAGCTGGTATAGACTCTACCGGATTATCTGTAATAAGCTTTTCAAGGCGCATCCATGCGAAGAATGCTGACAGAAATCTGCGCTCGTTATTATAGGTACTAGGCTGGTTTTTCTTTCCCCCGGCAGATACATTTCTAATTTCATACCGCGATAAATACCAATCAATATCAGTGGTATCCATCTGGTCCAGTGATTTTGTGCTTATCTCTGTCAGCAATCTTCGTATGGCATTAAGATAGTTTTGTTTAGTTCCTTTTGCCAAATCGCGTTTTTTAATCAGGAACAATTGTATTATGTACTGATTCCGCTGGCTTATATCATCTTTTCTTTCTGCCGGAAGAGTAGTTATTTCCTCCATATTTACCCTTACCAATTCCTGCTGCATTACATTTTGCAGAATGGTAAGAGTCTGTTGCTCCATGATATATAAGGACATTGCTACCAGTACATTGTTGATTATTTCAGCTTTAATTGTCTGTGTACTCATAATTATATCCTCCTCATTCGTATTGATTTTCACGTCTGAGTGAGATATAATATACTCAGACGTATTTACGGGAGCGGTGGATTCATCTTGGCGGTTGACCACCGCTCAGTTTTTATTCTGTGCATATATGTGTTCCTCTATTTACTTTTTGGGGTCGGAAAATGTCAGTTTACCAGTCTAACTTTTGCCCACATTCAGAACAGACTTTATAATCATCATCTGTGTTAACTGAATTATTACAACAAGGGCAAATTCCGTTTTTTAATTGCTCCCTGATACTTCCTGTGAACTTAATACTCTTTACATTACTTGGCGCTGTGGCAATTTGCTTTTTCAATGCCTTTACTGCTGCCTCTGCCTGGATTACATCAATCGACACCATGGTAATGCCTCTTGCCCCTCTTATTTGCGACAGTATAGTTGCCGCCGCTCTTACTTCTACGCTCATAGATACCCTTCTTTCTGGTTTGGTAAATCCTAATATTGCTATTGTGTAATTTTCAAAAAAATGCTATAATCAAATTAAATAACAGGGAACGCAAAGCCGCCAGTAGACC